GGGTTCACCATGCTCAAGCCGGCAGACAAGGTAATTCTGGATGCGTTCTACTCAATCAGCGCTCGGGGCGGGTCAGTGGTGTTTGACTGGATAGACCCAGCGGATACGTCAGAAACCCCGGTGCCCTATCAGGTTCGATTTCTTGACAAGCTGTCTTACAAGTACACAGGCATCGGCCCGACTCAGCGCTGGGACGTTGCGTTTTCGCTCGAACAGGCTTAATTGTTGTATCAGTCAGCAATGACTGCTTACAATACGGGCACTTATGACAAAATCCCTATCCATAGCCAGCGTAATTGAGAAAAACCGTCTTTCGTCTGATGTCCCTTGGCTGATCTGCATCGACGTTGGCGTCATCGATCCAGCGACTGGCACTCTGGTGTCTACAGGCCACTATGTTCGCAACACAGACCCAATCACCTTCAACGGCTTCACCTACAGTCCGTCAGTCTTTGACGTCGAGCTGAAGGAAGAGTCGGGCGCTCAACAGACTGTTCGCCTGTCATTCAAGGACTACTCGCTGACTGTTCAGCGACTCATGCAGGAGTATGGTGGCGGAGTAGGGTTCACGGTGGCGATCATCGTCGTCAATGCAGGTGCACTGACGCAACCTCCAGAGATTATTGAAAACTTTCAGGTCGTTGGCGCAGAGAGCTCCAACTACGATTGTTCATTTCTGCTGGGTGCCGAAAACAATATCACCAAAGTATTCCCCCGTCGCCGACAGACAAAGGACTACTGCCAGTGGCAATTCAAGGGTGACGACTGTGGGTACTCTGGCGCCCTAACGTCCTGCGACCTGTCGCTGAACGGAACCAATGGCTGCAAGGCCCACGACAACGTGGTGCGCTTTGGTGCATTCCCCGGAATCAACACCCGTGACGTGAACTATGGATGATCTGATCGGTATCCCGTTCACCTATGGTGGCCGCGGCCCAAGCACCTTCGACTGCTACGGTCTGGTTATGGAGTGTGCCCGTCGCGCAGGACAGACGCTGCCCGACTTCGGGTTCTCGGACAACCAGTCACTGAATGCCGCCATGATGGGAGCGACGATGCCGCAGTGGGCGGAGACGCCCTGTGCGGCCGGTGCCATTGTTCTCTTGCGCACTGGACGCCATGTCTCTCATGTCGGCTACATGCTCGACCAAAACAAAATGATCCACACCTGGGAGCAATCAGGTGGGGTAACCGTCCAGCGAATTGAGGACTGGAAACAACGCATCGTGGGGTTCTACAAATATGTTGGCAACTGAAGTCAAAATTCCGGTAATTCGGATTCTCAACCCGTTTAACCCGCGTGAGTTCGTCAATGATGAACTGATCTGGCAACCTGCCAAGTCTCTCGACCAGTATTTCCCCGGCCCTCAAGTCGAGTCAGTGGTTTCGATCAACGGCAAGATCATCCCGGCAGAAGAATTTCAGACAACCTATCTGGACCGCACCGACAACATGGTGGTCTGTCCGATTCCAACAGGCGGAGACGGGGGTAAAAATATTCTGTCGATAGTGGCAATGATCGCAGTGACGATGATTGCTGGCCCACTTGCCACAATGATTGCCCCGTCACTAGGGGTAACCAGCACTCTCGGAATGTCCATGCTGACAATGGGCGTGACAATGGCTGGCTCGATGCTGGTTAATGCGTTGTTTGCACAGCCGCAGCCGACCGATACCAACACCGGGTATGACAGTCGGTCCTCCTACGGTGTTGATGGCGCCAAGAACACGTCGGTAGAAGGCATCTGTGTACCGATCTGCTATGGCAAGTTTAGAATGGGTGGCAATGTTCTGGGCATGTACGTTGAAAACACGACTGAAGACAGCCAGACGCTGTTCATGCTTCTCGCAGCAGGCGAGGGGCCAGTCAGTTCGCTGACTGAGCTTCAAATCAACGACAACCCGATTGCTGACTATCAGTACATCGAGGTTCAAACACGGCTAGGCACCTCCGGGCAGGCATCAGTCCCGTGGTTCAGCGACACTACGGTGGCGCAAAACAAGAACCAGCGCATGTCAAAGGACTGGTTCTACTCAACAACCACATCGCCCGTAGACAAGCTTCGTCTGGATTTTGTTGCGCCTCATGGGTTGTTCAATATCGACCAGAATACCGGCAAGACCCAGACTGTCTCAGTGAAGCTGGAAGTTGAATGCCGGGTTGCCGGAACCAGTGGTGCATTTGTTGCGATGCCTACGACCACTGAGGTGATATCGTGGGTTGAGGTAAATGGAACCTACGTCGGTGCAGGCACTTTTGATGTCAATACCGGCCGCGTTTATACCGTCGATGGCGACACGATCACCTATATCGACAACCCGACATTTGTTTGGACCGACCCGCAGGGCGTAGTGGTCACGGACGCCAAACAGCTCGACTACCTGGCGAACAATGCGCCAACCTTCAAGGCAGGAACTAGCGACCCCTACGACAGCAACCCACTGCCTTGGTCGCTCAAGAATCGCATTCCGACCTACAGCACAACCGTAGGGATGACCTCAGACCGTCGCTCTGTGGTTCGCCAGTCATTCGTGTCGCCTAAGCTGACGAATGCCCGGTACGAACTCAGGGTGCACCGCACGACCGATGTGTCAACGGCAATTGGCACGATTGATGACATTTACTTGTCAGATATCAATGAAATCGTAACCTCCCCCATTGGGTACAGCAACACGGCATTGGTTGCGCTGAAGATCACCCTGAATGACCAACTGTCTGGCGTTCCAAAAGTCACCTATGTCAACGGCGGCAAGATGGTACAGGTCTATGGGCGACCTGGCACCTATGCGACGACAGACCAGTGGTACAGCGCACCCTCCCAGAACCCCGCATGGGTCGTCTGGGACATCCTGACCAACACCCGCTATGGTGGGGGTCTCCCCGCTGTACGGCTTGACTTTGTTGCTTTCAAGACTTGGGCAGACTACTGTGATGCCCAAAACCTGACCTGGAACGGAGTCATGGAGCAGGAGATGAACGTCTATGACGCCTGTCAGCTGGTGCTGCGGGTCGGACACTCCCAGCTGGTCAATGTGGGCACTCGGTTCACCATCGTGACCGAAAAGCCTGCTAGTCCGGTGATGATGTTTTCTGTTGCCAATATGGTCGAGGGCAGCTACAAGGAAACCTGGCTAGGCACCGCTGACCGCGCCAACGATATTGATGTCACCTTCTTTGACAAGACCGACAACTACAAACAGCGCACCGTCAAGCTGTACGACCCCATCGTCTTGACCTCGGGGGCCAAACAGCGTTCGTCTGCCATCACTCTGTATGGGGTAGTTGACCATGAGACCGCCTACAAGGAGGCTCAGTTTCAGCTTAACCTGAACCGATACATCCTGAAGACCGTCAGTTTCAGCGCCCCTATGGAGGCAGTTGCCTGTTCTGTGGGTGACCTGATCTACGTCCAGCACGATATGACCGAGTGGGCACAGGCAGGACGGTTTGAGACAGGCTCCACCGCATCGGTCGCAAGGCTTGACCGTCCCGTAAAGATGATGGGTGGCAAACAGTACAAGCTGCTGGTCTCTCACGACTCTGTTCAGCGCGCCACCGGCAGCGTGTCGAGCGTTGTCGGCACATCTCTGTTCCTTACTGGGTTCAGTGGCATCGACACGGTTAAACGAATCACCATTGGTGGCATTGACCGCCGTGTGGCAGGAACATTTGCTCAGGTTTCTGGGTACGGTGTGATTCTGGACGACACAGCGGGCATTTCTCCTGGCGGTGCTTATTCACTCTACGACACGGATGTGATCGAAGAATACAACGTGATCAACACGGCCGGCGCGGGTTCAGAGACAAATCTGCAAACCGTGATGCTTCAGTCGGCCATGACTTTTTCCCCAGCCCAGTATGCCAACTGGATGTTTGGTGAGTCTGAAAAGGTCAAAAGTCCATTCCGCATCAAGAGCATCGCCGGATCGCACGGATACACCCGCGACATCACGGCGCTTCAGTACGACGAAAAGGTCTATGACTTCGCCCGATACGGCACAAA